TTGTATCTAATATCCATTCGTAGTCGGATCTTTCTTCGTCAATATCAGCAATTCTTTTTATAATATCTTTATGTTGGTCATCAGAAATACCAGTTATTTGACCAACTTCTATCTGCAATGCTTCTTTCGTAGGAAGAGCATCGTATTCTGTAAAGTATTTATTGATAATAGTAAACAAATGCTTGCCACTAGACTCTGCAAAATACTCTGACTTAATAAAAGGTAGTGCCTTACGCACATATTCTTCATCAAGCATTAAATTTTTTATAACTAGACTTTCTACTTCGTTCATATCCTCTCCTGTAATTGAATTAACAACGTCAATGTCAATCTTTGCTTCTCAATATTGGGTGTTGCATACTCTAAGTAAGATGGATGCACAATGACATCACCTTCATTTACATAGAGACTAACAGCACTACCCCACTCATCTAAACTAGGATTAAATAATTGCAAAAGTGTTCTCGCAGGATGATAAAATACATCTGCGTCATTACCACTTATGTAGTGGGTTGCAGTATAATGACTTGGCAGTGTATTGCATCTGTCTATTGTATCACCTTTTTCTAATGCTGACAATATTATATCAGTTATTATTGCAACATGTGACTCACCTAGTCCTAAATCGTCCAGTAATTTTTCGGTGACATCAGTATACTCAGTTGACAAGTTCGCAGGAAAGTCAGTGATGTGTAATCTGAATGGTGCTGTTATATTAAATTTCTCTTCTTCGTATTGCTCAAAGATCCACTTCTTTATTAGAGGATCATTTATATTATACTTACGAACTGGACATGAAAATATTTCATCTATCATGAACCATACCTAAATTCTTGACCCGCTGCCCAGTCAAGTTTCTCCATTATTTCTCCTGTGAAGTATTTGTCAGGATCCTTGAGAATAGCAGAAGGATAGACGCTAGAATTGCCAACAACAATACGGTTCCCTTTACGTTCAAAAACTCCATATTTCTCACCCAGTTCCAGTAGTCCGTAATACTTGTCAAGTCCTCTTGCATCAAAATATAATCTTGTGTCAACACTTGAATTCTCCTTTGTTAGACGAGACTTTGCTGCCTTAGCTTTGATAATATTTCCGATGACATCTTTACCGTCTTTCTCTTTCTTCTTCGAGAGATAAATGATGGTACTAGCAGCATACTTAAGACCGCTACCGCCACCCATTTCTTTGGTTGGGACGTAAGCACCGACAACATCGTAGGTGTGATTTGTAACAAGTAGCGGGACATTTGCTTTACCTAGTTTTAGTGTAAGAATTCTGAAAATTGCTTTCACAACTTGTGCCCTAGTCATGTCACGAGTGTCTTTACCCTCTGCACTGTCTGCTAGTTCTTTAGATGTGGAAAGCATACCTAGAGAGTCTAACACAAACATCATTGGTTTGCGATCTTCTGTCTTCTGTTCAAGATATTTATCTAAAATTTGTATTGCTTGAGTTCTAAACTCTTGAACTGTAGTGACAGGAACAAGTATCATACGTTCTCCATCAATACCACGTTCATCAATCATCTCTTTTGTAACTGCTGCTTCACTCTCAAAGTAAACAACTCCTGCTTCTGGGTTGTCACGTAGATAACTTTGCACTACACCTAGACAAAAGAATGTTTTACCTGTGCCACTCTCTCCTGCTAGTGCAGTAATCTTATTACTAGGAACTCCTTTGTAGATAGATCCACTAACCAATGCGTTGAATATATACGATCCTGTATCAACGAAAGATTCAATGTCACCTACGCCACCTTCTGATAATAGTCCTGCGAATTCATTGTCAATCTCTTTAACAATGTTTTTCAAAAATGATGATGTCATGTAAATAAATGTTCAAGGGTTGGCACTCTTTCTGTATCCCAGTCTATCACATTAGCAATGATTTGTAAAGGGTCAAGAAAAGATTTTTTAAATTGAGTATCACGATCTATCTGTCCTGCAAGTTGCAATTCCTTTGGAAATGTATTGAGGAAAGATATAACGTTTTCAACTCCTATTTTGTTTGGTTTTCTAAGATGAATATATTTTATTTTTTCACCCTCGTTGACAAGTGGATACTTGTATTCGAGATTATTCTTTTTGATATGAAAATTATAAAGCAAAGTTCCACGAACATGTAAAGGGCATCCCTTTGAATACACGGTTGTCTTCGCTCTGTATTTGCGTAGTCCATTGACTGACCTCGGAAATGCGATATCTTCTGGTGGTAATGATTCAAATTTAGTTCTGAATCTATCTATGAAAGCAACTAGTTCATTTTCTGTGCCACTCATCATAATTTTAATAGCATCTTTAATTGCTTCTCTACATGGTGCAGGAGTTGATGACTTCACTGCTTCAATACCCATCATTTTTAGTTTGGGTTCTTTGTATCTAACACCCTCACTATCCCATACGTTGAGCATGTATCTTTTCTTTGCAGTCCAGATACCAGTAGAAGCGATATTCTCTCGCTTCATTATCATTTTCTGTTCGTATGCGTTTACATACTTGGCCAACGCTTCATAAGAACTCGAAATATACTTTTCAAATTCCACTTCACAGATCTTATTAAGGAACGACACAACGCTTTCATTAGTTTTCTCTCTCCCTTTGTATACAGCATCGACCAAAGGACCCAGATTGAGGTAGATACTATCAGTGTCACTAGCAATAACATAATCTTGTTTCTCCGTTTTTAGAATTTTGTTTAGATACTTGTTCATCTCATGTTCTATCCATCGGATAGACACCTGACCAGATAACGTAATCGCTTCAGCATTAATTAAATTATAGTATCTAAAGTATTGATTTCCAATTGCACCATAAGCACTGTTCAATTGAATCTTACGTGCCATTTGAATATTATTATACTTACTTATACTTTTTTCTAATTCCTTTGTGGGGGTTTTCTCATATTCCTGCTTGGCAAGGATCATTAACTTCTTAGATTCTACACGTTCATCGTATATTTTCTTCATCATCTCTGGTAAAAAACCATGGATGTCTTTACGATACATTGCACCATTAGCACACAATGCCATGTCTTTTGGAACATTCACTCTCTGTCCAAGAATCCCATTGACATTAGCATTTGGATCTTCACGTAACCATAGAGGATGTCTTTTATGATGAAGGGTTTCTGGAGAAATATTATATTGCATGATTAGATGTGGGTATAGACTATTCAAGTCAAATGAAACTACCCAATCATACTTGCCAGGTGTAGGTTCTTTTACATAAGCACCTTCATATTTGTCATCTTTATCTGATCGTTTGCCTGGTGGAACAACAATCTTCTTTTTCTTTAGAAAGTTGTAGATCAGTGTGTCCCACATTCTTACCTGATAGTATACATCTCGCATGTTAACCTTAGCGTCATATGCCAGAGCAATACCAAGTTCTAATAGTTTCATCTTGTCTTCCAAACGAGAGACAAGTTCCACGTCAACGATGTTATAGTCAAGAAACTTTTGCCAATCTTTTGTATAGAAATCTTTGAAGTTTTCAAACTCATCATGTTGAACTTTCTTTTGTCCTAGTTCTACATTTGCAATATGATCTAAACGATATGATTCCTGATTAGTATATGTAAATTTTTTGTATAGATCCATGTAATCCATTACATTAATCCCTTTCAGATCATATACTATGTTCTTTCTACCTTTGATCTCTATCTCATCACCATGCACCATACTCCATGGCGACATCAACTTCATCTGCTGCCCATTGAATACATTTTTAAGACGACCACAGATGTATGGGATGTCATAAAGTTCTACGTTCCAACCAGTAAGAATGTCAGGATAATTTTCTTGCCAGAATGCAAGAAAACTTTGGAGCATATGTTCTTCACCATCACAGTAACGGTAATCTACATCTTCTCTTGTATTATTATATGGTCTTGTTCCAAACAATGTTATCTTACGAGTATGATAATCTTGCATACAAATACTGAGCATCTTCTCAGCACACGCTTCAACATTAGGAAATCCATTCTCACACTCAACCTCGATGTCGAGTGACATTATCTTTAATTGGTTGATATCATAATCTACCTCATCAGGAAACGTATCAGATATAAACTGATACAAGAATCTATCATATCCATAAACAGATAGATTTTCTACTTCTTTATACTTGTCAATAAATGCTTTTGCATCAGATACACATCCCTGTTTGATTCCCTTTACAGATTCACCCTCAAGTGTTTTCCATTCACTATCATCTTGACTAGTAAGATAAAGGGTTGGAGAATAATCAAAACGTTCTTTGACACGTCTTCCATCTTCATAACCAATGTAGTATATCTTATCTTTAACCAGTTGAACGTTAGTATAGAAATTACTCATTTAGTAACCGTCTCGTATTTCTTTTTTAATTCTGCTGTTGGTGTGACTATTGTAGCAATAGTTTCAGAATAAAGCAATACGTCAGTGTCTGTTGTGTAACGTGGCCATGGTTCTAGTGTGCCATCTTCCTTAATTAAATAAGGATCTTGCATATGACAACTAGGTTCTTCTTCTAGTTGTTCTGCCATGGTAATTAATTCAATACCACTCTTTAAAATTATCAAAGCGATTTGCATAATGTTTCTAATTTTTGTAGGTCTGTTCCATTCCAAATATTATTATCTTGTTTCTTGTAATTATATACAGGAGAAATAGATTTCAATTCTGGAATAAATTTTTTAGTAATTAGATTACCAATATACATCCAAGGTTTATATTCGTCAACCCTTATGTTAAAGTAAGTAGGACCGTTGAACATAAGATGCTCAAATTGTTGTGTGCCACCTACAAATAGTGGGAAGGGTTGTGGGACAAAATCTAATGTGTATAAGGGTGTCTCTATTGGTTGGTCAAAAGTTACAATACCAAACTCACCATTAATTTTTGCAAGATAATCAACTAGACATTTGCCTATAAGGACAGGACCTTTAATCTCTATAAGTTGACTACCATGAAATTCATGGTCTGTTGTGTATGATAGAATTAAATTATCATCTGTATCATATAACTTAAGTTTCCTCATCTTCTAGTGCTGCTTCGGCATCTTTGAATATCTGTTCCATATCTAGATCGTCACCCTCTACACCCGCAATAAGATCTTCATGTTTCTTGAAATTCTCATCGTAGTTCTCTTCTTTAATTGCCTGTATGTATTGATCTCTAATACTATCTAAAGGATCGTATGCAGTGATGACATGTCCTGCAGGAAGAAAGAAGTCTTTATCCTTACTCAAAGGTGCCCAAGGAAACCATGATAATGAATATCCTTTTTCACGATTAAAAATAAGTTCCCCTTCGTCAGAGACAATCTCTAAACGAAAGGGTTTATGTAAATGAAATCCTACTGGTTCTTTAGTCTCAGGATCATCTATCTCTTGTGCTTCAGTAATTATCTCTTCATTAGATCTCAATAATAAAATCTTTATGCTCATTCTACGCTACCACCCATCTTCTGCACATTACTGATGTATGTATCTCTAAGACTTGGCACTGGTTCTAATACAGTCACGACCATATTATGATTCAATGGAATTCTTACTTCTGGAGATAGTGGACACCATGGTGAGTAATGAACTTTAACTTCTGGGTCTGTTACTATTCCTGCCTTATCTAACTTAGGTTGATCGTATTCAACTTTGTATGGGTAGTTTGCGATGTATGCTTGTCTTGCACCAGTTTCTTTATCAATTGCTTCTTGTAAGTCGCAGATGATACTCTCTCCACTAAACATTACAACAACCTTTACTCTCTCAGATTTTACTAAGACTTGAGGAGGAGCAGGAGGAGTGATATTGATAGGTTCTTTCTTACCTTTTGCCATGTCAAAAATGCTTTTACTTATATTATAAAAGAGGGATCAACATTTGTCAATCCCCCTATGTATGTTAGATGTAATCTACTCTTTTGTGATGCTCAGGAACTACTTTTCCTAATACGATACTGAGGAGTCCATCATTAAACTCGACGGATCTAACCTCCGTATCATCGGAGAGCGTCCATGCTCGTTGGAAGGCACGTTGTGCCAA